TACAATAAACCAACAATAAAAAAATGTTTCTCTCTCACTCACGCACTTACAAAATAAAAGTCTTTGATGGCAAGATGAAAGCAATATAATAATAATGTACACAAAAAAGTTAACAATATCAATAGTTTATGACCCCCTACCCCCCAAAACGCTGATTTGTTCTTATATGTATGCTTTATTCCCCACACCGAAGGGGTATTTTTAGTATTAACTTGTGTTAATAGCTTGTAGTTAGGTTAAGTGTATGTTAGGGTATGGTTATGGATAAGGCATGGAAACAGAGGGAAAGACAGGTAGCTAAGTATTTTGGTGGTCAGAGGACACCTTTAAGTGGTGGCAATGGCAAGATCACCCGAGCTGATGTTATCCATGATACTTTGTTTGTAGAGTGCAAGTTGCGTAAGAAGCATACAGCAATTACTTTGTGGGATGAAACTAATGAGATGGCTAAGAAGGAAAAGAAAACACCTGTGATTGCATTATGCGAAAAGGGTAGACCAGGTTTTTGGGTCATGGTTCATAGTGATGATTTTTTTAAAGTGAAAGAAGATAATGACAATTAATAAATGGATTTTAGTATTAATAATATTTGAAATTATTTTACATTTAGGTGAGATAACATTTGATATGTTGCAGCATATACATTTCTATGGTTTTAATTTTTAGTTATAAAAATGTTTCAAAAGTTAAAACAACGATTTTCTAATGCTGATAATGCAATTGATTTTAGTGTAGATGCATTATTGCTCTTGTTTGATGTCTTGATGACTCCGTTATTAATTCCAATACGCATTGGTAAATATTATTTAAAAAGTTTTATTAAGGCATTTACAAAACGATTTTTAAAATCTATCTATCATAAATATTACGACTAACCAAAGGAGATTCTATGTTAAATTTTATTAAAAACTTATTTAAACCAAAACCAAAAAAAATTTTAAAAAGAACGCATTTACAAATTATGACAAAAAAAGAATTAGAAACTTTGGGTCGGAAGTATGGTCTTGAATTAGATAGACGATTTCATAAAAGTGATTTAGTAGATGAACTCTTTAATCATATATCTAAAAAGTAATGAGCAATTTAGCACGAGCAGTTGAGATTGCTAAAGAATTAGAGTTTCGTCAAAAAACAAATTTAATGAATAGTTACAATCCTTATGAGTATCAAAAAAAATTTCATGGAAGTTTAGCATCCCAACGATTATTAATGGCAGGAAATAGGGTGGGTAAATCATTTAGTGGTGCAATGGAAATGGCATATCATTGTACAGGACTCTATCCAGAATGGTGGACAGGTAAAAAATTTTATAGACCTGTTAGATGTTGGGTAGGAGGAGTATCAAATGAAACCACACGAGATGTATGTCAAAAAGAATTATGTGGACAACCAGATGATCCGAGTGCAAAAGGTATGGGAAGTATTCCTTTAAAACTCATTGGAGAAACTGTAAGAAAACCTGGAGTGCCTAATGCGTTTAACTCGGTAGTCATAAAACATACAAGTGGTGGATATTCTCGTATTGGTTTTAAGGCATATGAAATGGGTAAAGAAAAATGGATGGGTGAATCCTTAGATGTTATTTGGTTAGATGAAGAACCCCCACAAAGTATTTACTCTCAAGCATTAACTCGTACTGCTGATAAAGGAGGAATTGTTTATATGACTTTTACTCCAGAGCAAGGCATGACAGAAACAGTAGCACAGTTTGTTAATAATTTAAAAACAGGTCAAGAGTTAATACAAGCAACATGGGATGATGCACCTCATATGACAAAAGATATTCGGAATCAAATACTTTCAGCATTACCACCCCATGAAAGAAAAATGAGAGAGATGGGAATACCACAACTGGGGTCTGGTCTTGTTTTTCCGATTGCAGAAGATGATATTATCTGTGAGCATTTTGAAATACCAGATTATTTTCCACGCATATGTGCTATAGATTTTGGGTGGGATCATCCAACTGCGTGTGTATGGGTGGCATGGGATAGAGATAGTGATATTGTATATGTGTATGATAGTTATGCTATGCGACAAGAAACTGTACCTGTTCATGCATCAGCAATAAAGTCCAGAGGATTTTGGATTCCAGTTGTATATCCTATGGATGGCAGACAAGCAGATAAAGGAAGTGGTAAAAGTCTAGCTGTGCAATATAGAGAAGAAGGAGTTAATTTATTACGAGAACATTTTACTAATCCACCCCAAACAGGAATGAAAGAAGGAAGTGGGGGTAATAGTGTAGAAGCAGGGGTAATGGAGATGCTTACACGATTTCAAACAAAAAGATTGAAAATTTTTGAAAATCAAGGTAAGCTCATGGAGGAGTTAAGAATGTATCATAGAAAAGAAGGTAAAATAGTTCCTATGAATGATGATGTAATTTCTGCATTGCGTTATGCAGTTATGTCATTACGAAAAGCAAGGGTGCGAAATACTGAACCTATGCAAATAGAATCTGACTCTGAATTTAACTTATTTTAAAAGGAGAGTAATTATGCCAATGGGTAAAGGAACATACGGATCAAAAGTAGGTAGACCTGCTAAAAAAATGAAAATGAAGAAACCAATGAAAAAAAAGAAATGAACAAAACAACAGTACGAAAAGTAATATCTGGATTAAAAAAAGCATCTAAATCTCATGCAGCACAAGCTGCAACATTAGAAAAAATGTTGAAAGGAAAGAAATAATGCCTGGAAAAAAGTTATCTGCAAAACAAATGAAAATTGCAAGAACTGCATCTCCTCGTAATAAAATTACTGGTGCAGATTTTAAAAAATTAAAAAAAAGAAAGAGAGCATAATATGGCAAAACCTGGATTGTATGCAAATATTAATAGAAGAAAAAAATTAGGAATATCTCGTTCAAAAAAAAAATCAACTATTACCCCTAAAGCATATGCAAATATGAAAGCAGGGTTTCCTAAAAAAAAGAAAAGGAAAGCATAATGGGATTTGTAGCACGAGTGTTTTCACCACCTAAACCAAAAGCACCACCTCCACCACCACCACCTGCACCAAAAGCAGAGCCAAAAGAAACTGAAGCTCAAAAAGAAACAAAAAGAAGAAAAGCTGCAGGTAAATTAGGAGGAGCAGGATATGGTCAAGGATCAGTAATGAGTCAAATGGAAGAATCAGGAACGAGCAGAACTATTTTAGGTAGTTAGATGATTACTTCTTCATCTGACAATAAATTAAGAAAACAAGTTTTAGATTTTGTAAGTCCACGAGCAAATATTCATCATAGTTTAAATGATGGGTTTTCGTTTATTGCATACCTAGATGAAAATAAAATAATAGGAGGAGCAATCTTTTCACATTATGACGGACATAACATTTGGATGCATCTTGCATTAGATGATCCGAAAGCTATGAGAAGGTCATTTGCAAAAGAAGTATTTGAGTATTGTTTTATTAAGTGTAAGTGTGTTAGGATAACAGCTATGACAACACCAGAAAATGAAAGATGTAAAAAATTAATTGAGTCAGCAGGGTTTGTAAAAGAAGGCACAATTAGAAAAGTTATAAAAAAAGGTATGCAATACTTTGATGGTATAGTATATGGGTTATTAAGAGATGAATGTAAATATATATAAAGGAGAATATTATGGGAGGTAAATCAATGCCACAAATGCCACCCCCTACTGATCCAGTAGTAGATGATAAAGTTGCCGAGTCAGAAGCAAAACTAGAAGCAGAAAGACAAGCAATGGTAAGAACAAAAAGTCAAGGTAGGATGGGTACATTACTTACAGGTGGTCAAGGTGTAACAGATGATGCACCAACTTCTAAAACAATACTTGGTGGTTAATGGCAAATTATAATTACATAAAAAAAAGAATGTCTACCATGGAAGGCGAAAGGCAAACATGGGAAGATCATTGGCAAACTATTTTAGATTATGTAATGCCAAGAAAAGCAGATATAACATTTGTGCGATCTCAAGGTGAAGCACGAACCGAAGTATTATTTGATTCTACAGCTATTACTGCAAATAATTTATTAGCTGCAAGTTTACATGGCACACTTACCTCACCATCCTTACAATGGTTTCATTTAAAATTAAGAGAAGATTCACTTAACAGAGATAGAGATGTGCAGTTATGGTTAGAAGATTCTGCACAAAAAATGTATGATTTGTTTAACGAAACCAATTTTAACACAGAAGTTCATGAGTTATATCTTGACCTATGTTCTATAGGTACTGGAGCAATATTTGTAT